TAATTTATTAATATGATCAACAGTTTCTATAGTAAATTCTTGTGAAAAGATATTCGCAAGTTTTGCTCCATATCCATTTTTACCACCAACAATTCTTTTTTCATCTTTTTTATAATTAGATGATGTTAGTAATTCACCAAAGATTAATTGAGGAATATATATTTTTTCTTTTTCATGTTTTTTAACAATAATACCATTTCCATCATTTTGTATAGTTATTGAATTATCTTCATTAAAGTTAATTTTAATTTGAGATACTTGGACAACATTAGGGTCTTCATCACTTTTACCTTGTAATCTAACAATCTGATCTCGAGCATTTACAAGAATCTCATTAAAGATATTTAATAATGCCGGGATATATTCAATTTCTTTAAAGACGATTTTATTATCGTTTAAAATGGGCAGAACTTCATTAATTTTATCGATACCACCTACATATGTATCAGGGGTGTCATAGATATGTTGTCTGAGTTCTTTCTTTTCATATTGTTCTGCCATTTATAAATATATAGTTGATTTTTTTAAATATTAAATTATTTTTCAAATTTAAAATTTATATTTAATCAATATTTATAGTTCTTTGAAATATTAGATGAATTATATGAAATATTTAAGAAATTTATAAAATTTTATGAAATATTTTGAATTTTTATGAAATATTTGGAATTTTTATAAAATATTTTGAATTTTTTTGAATTAATTAATTAATTTCTCCAAAATTTTTTTCTATGTTATATTATAAAAACAAAAAATGGGAGGAGGATTAATGCAATTAGTAGCTTATGGCGCACAAGATATTTACCTTACTGGAAACCCGCAAATTACTTTCTTTAAAGTTGTCTATCGCAGACACACTAACTTCTCGATGGAGGCTATTGAACAAACCTGGAATGGTACCGACGGAGCTACTGGTCGTTGCACCGCAACTATTTCGCGCAATGGTGATTTAGTTCATAGAATGTATTTTGAAGTAAGTACCTCAGGCGGTTTTGCGTCGGGCGTAGATAATCCCGGAGCAACATTTATTACTAATGTTGAACTAGAAATAGGCGGTCAAAAAATTGATAAACAAACAGGTACATGGATGGAAACATGGGCAGAATTAACCGAACCTAATCCAACCGGTACTGTTTCAGATAGAGACTCCGCCACCTCAACATCATTTCAAAAAATGAGTGCAATGGGGGGTGTGGATGCTGAAGGTGGTACTGGTAGTGGACAGACTCGCTGGTTCATTCCCTTACAATTCTGGTTTTGCCGTAATCCTGGACTTGCTTTACCTTTAATCGCCCTTCAGTATCACGAAGTTAAGGTCATTCTTGAACATACCATCACGGAATCATTTTCCGCAGGCACTGGGAGAAAAAATCAATTATTTTGTGATTACATTTACCTTGATACCGACGAAAGACGTAGATTCGCTCAAGTCTCTCACGAATATCTAATTGAACAAGTACAAGAACAATCTATATCAAGTGATACTCAAGATCTTAATTTTAATCACCCAGTAAAAGAATTAATATGGGTTAAAAAATTATCTAAAGTCGGTGATGTATCGGGCGACTCCAACAAATTAATAGGGGATGGGAATTGGCAATTAAAACTCAACGGACACGACCGTTTTGCTGCTCGCGATTACAGATATTTCACAAGAACACAAGTATGGCAACATCACACTGGTCCTGGTGGAATAGATGCGGTAAATGGACCCGGCAAATTTAATGATTCGATTGGTGTCTATTCGTTTGCCCTTAAACCTGAAGAACACCAACCTTCGGGGACATGTAATTTCTCAAGAATTGATAACGCACAATTAGTTTTTTCAGCAGGGGGAACTAGAAGAGCTAATACAATCTTCGCCGTCAACTACAATGTCCTCCGTATCATGAGTGGTATGGGTGGTTTAGCATACTCTAACTAAGTAATTAATATTTTTTCTATAGATTTTAAATAATTAATATATTTTTCTAAATATTATAGTCATTTTTAAAAGAATTTAATTAATTTAAATTAATTAATTAATTTCTTATTTTATTTTTTAAATTAATTTCTCTAAAATTTTTTTCTATGTTATATTATAAAAACAAAAATGGGAGGAGGATTAATGCAATTAGTAGCTTATGGCGCACAAGATATTTACCTCACTGGTAACCCGCAAATTACTTTCTTTAAAGTTGTCTACCGCAGACACACTAACTTCTCTATGGAATCTATTCAACAGACATTTTCTGGTACTGCTGGTTTCGGTAAGGATGTTGTTGCCACAATCTCCAGAAATGGTGATTTAGTCTACAGAATGTATTTGGAACATGAAGTAAGTATTACAAGTCCCACAAGTGATGATGTAGAAGTGGGTCGGGGATGTGATTATGGATCCCATTTAATAAAAGAATGTGAATTAGAAATCGGGGGTCAGCGTATTGATAAGCATTATGGTCACTGGCATTCTGTTTACTCGCAGTTAACCGAATTTAACCCATCCGGTGACAACACTACTTTATTTAATCGGATGACTGGGAATGGTGAAGGTGACGGAACTCAGACCGCTGGAGCACGCGGCGGGTGGACTTTAGTTTCAGGCACGGGGTCGGATCCCGGGACAATATCAGGGAGATTTTGGATCCCTTTATATTTTTGGTTTTGCCGTAATCCAGGTCTTGCATTACCTCTTATCGCCCTTCAATATCATGAAGTTAAAGTTAAAATGACATTTGAAAGTTTAACAGGTTTAGCCGTTGTAGACAACGATAACGCCGGAAATTTCGCATCGGGTTCCCCCACATTAACTGCTTCGGCTGATGCGGGGACTGTTTTTGATCTATGGGTTGATTATATTTATCTTGATACGGATGAAAGACGTAGATTTGCACAAGTATCCCATGAGTATCTCATTGAACAAGTTCAGCACGAGTCTAAAACAGGGGGCGGTACTATGGATCTAAATTTTAATCACCCGGTAAAAGAATTAATTTGGTCTGGTGTGCGCCCTACAGCGATCGGTGATGTCGCCCCCAGTAGCAGTGACACAACTGGCGCTCAACTATTTCAACGGGAACTAATTAGCACAGGTACTTATCAACTAAAATTAAATGGACACGATCGCTTTAAAGAAAGAGATTACCGTTATTTCACTAGAACTCAGGTATGGGAACACCATACTGGATACGGTGCACTTCATAGCAGTGATCGGACATCGGATAGACCCGGAGACGACACCATTGCTGTATACTCATTTGCCCTCAAACCAGAAGAACATCAACCCTCGGGAACCTGTAATTTCTCTAGAATTGATAATGCGCAGTTAGTTGACAGTTTAGCAATTGCAGCACTTAATATCTACGCCGTCAACTACAATGTCCTCCGTATCATGTCTGGTATGGGCGGTCTTGCTTACTCTAACTAAGTTACTTTCCAATTAAAGATTTATTTTTTAATAAATCATAAATAAAATTAAAATTAAAATTAAAATTAAATTAAATTAAATTAATAAAGGTTATTCATAATATTTTGAATCTCTTCATTACTTTTTCTTCTATGTGAAACATTAACACTTAATTCTGATAATGTTTTTAAAACTTCTACTTTTTTTTCTTCTGATAAATTTCTAGATTCACCTACTAATGTATATTCATCTAGATTTTTAAAATGATTGTGTTCTCTGAATCTAGATCCACCTTCTATAATCCAAAGTTTAAGAATCTCAACAACTTTTTCAATATCATCTAAGTTTTCATCAACTTCTGTTCCTTCCCTTAGTAAAGTTTCAACATTTCTTTTTCTAATTTCATTTCCAGACCATTTACCCAAAACATCTACTAAAGTTTTAAGTGAACATAATTGTTCAGAAACTACAGATTCACTAGTTTCTACAAATTCAACTGGAGTAGTAGGAACTTCAGTAAGGATGCTGCGGATATCTGCGGCGACCTGTTCAACTGGTGCTACTGGTTCTTCTGATACCTCTTCTTCCACTGGTTCTTCTTCTGGTTCCTCAGATACTTCTTCTGATACCTCTTCTTCGACAGGTTCTTCTGGTTCTTCAGGTTCTTCTACGATCTCTTCAGATTCCTCAGGTTCTTCTACGGCCTCTTCAGAATCAGGAACAGGTTCTTCCGCATCGGGAACAGGTTCTTCAGCATCGGGAACAGGTTCTTCATCATCAGGAACAGGTTCATCTATGGGACCTTCGGCATCAGGAGCATCTGTAATTTCTACTTGAACATTGGACTCAACAGGTTCATCACTTACAGTTGTTAAATCTAGAGTATCGGACATTTTTATATATTATTAAATATTTTATTTTTAAATATTTTTTACTAAATTATTTATTAACATACACACTGTCATTGGGCCAATACCACCTGGAACTGGTGTAATATATTTAACTTTATCTATAACATCATCATAATCAACATCCCCACATAATTTATTATTTAAATCCCGATTTATTCCAATATCTATAATAATAACATTTTCTTTTATCCAATCTTTTTTTATCATTTTAGGTTGCCCACATGCTACAATTAATATATCTGCTAAAATTGTTTTTTCTTTTATATTTTCAGTATTTTCATTACATAAAGTTATTGAACCTACTTTTTTATTTAATAACATTACAGATAATGGTAAATTAACCATACCAGATCCAACAAATACTATATTTTGTTTTTCTAAATCTATATTATAATATTCTAATAATTTAATACATCCCAATGGAGTACAAGGATAATAAACAGGTTCTTTATTTATCATGATTAATCCTAAATTTTGTGGATGTAATCCATCAACATCTTTATCTATAGATATTTTAGATAATATATTTAATTGATTTAAATATTTAGGTAAAGGTAATTGAACCATAATACCATTTACAGAAATATCTTGATTTAATTCATTAATTTTATCGATAATATCTGATTCAGAAACATTTTCATTATAGTTATATATTTCACAAGAGATTCCTAATTCTGAACATTTTTTCTTTTTAATATTTACATATGTTAAAGAATCTTGACGATTACCAACAATTATTATAGATAATTTAATAGATTTATTATTATTTTTAATTTTATTTTTTATATTTTCATAAATATTTTCAACGACAGGTTTACTAATTAATTGTTTATTCATAATATCTATAGAATTAAATTATTTTTAATAATTAATTTTTTTTTTATAAATTTTTGAATTAATTAATTAATTTCTCCAAAATTTTTTTATATGTTATAGTATAAAAACAAAAAATGGGAGGAGGATTAATGCAATTAGTAGCTTATGGCGCACAAGATATTTACCTTACTGGTAACCCGCAAATTACTTTCTTTAAAGTCGTCTACCGCAGACACACTAACTTCTCTATGGAGTCTATCCAACAAACCTGGAATGGTGCAGTCGGTTTCGGTAATAAAGTCGTAGCAACAATCTCCAGAAATGGTGATTTAGTTAACAAATGTTATATAACATTTAGTCCAAATACTGTCTTAGATGGTTCCAGCCTTGTCGCTCCTTATCTTGGTAACGGTTTATTAAAAGAAGTTGAATTAGAAATTGGTGGTCAAAGAATTGATAAACACTATGGTCACTGGCTTACTACTTGGCACGAACTTACTGCTCCAAATGATAGTTGCACTTTTCCAACAGTACCTTCTGGCAGCAAATTCGCTACTAGTATTGTAACGGGAGATAACACTGCTGAGTTAGCTGTAGCACCAACTGCAGCACAAAGAGAAGCATTCTATTGCAAAACCCCTGGTACTGCCACCACTGAACACTATGCTTCTATTCCTTTACAGTTTTGGTTCTGCCGTAACCCGGGTCTGGCATTACCATTAATTGCACTTCAATATCATGAAGTTAAAATTTCAGTTTTAATTGGCGCCGGCGCAGACATGGGTACCAGTGTCAATATAGATAGTAATCTTGCTTTATGGTGTGATTACATTTATTTAGATACTGATGAGCGCAGACGCTTTGCTCAAGTATCTCATGAATATTTAATTGAACAAGTCCAATATCAAAATACCACTTCTAGCACCAGTATGAATCTCAACTTTAATCATCCAGTTAAAGAACTCATATGGGCTAAAGCAAAACCATATGGAGCAGCGAGCGTTCATGGTGGTGGTCATACCCTAGATCGTATGGAGGATGATAACGCTGATTTTATTAATCAAGCTGAATCTGTTTGCACAATTAATCTTAAATTAAATGGTCACGATCGTTTTGCTCCTCGTCATACTGGTTATTTCACAAGAACACAAGTCGCTGCTTACCACACTGGTAATGGTGGTATCCAAAAATCTGACTCCATTCATGTATATTCCTTTGCTCTCAAACCCGAAGAACATCAACCATCAGGGACTTGCAATTTCTCCAGAATTGATAATGCTCAACTTGTATATTCTACCAAACCAACTGATGGCGGCAATACGAGTGCCTCATGTAATATCCACATCTACGCTGTCAACTACAATGTCCTCAGAATCATGAGCGGTATGGGTGGTCTTGCATACAGTAACTAAGTTATTCTAAACGATTAATATTTTTTTATATTCATTATTTTAATAAATTAATTTACTAAAATTTATAGTTCTTTAAAATTTTATAAAATATTTATATTTTTTTGAATTTCTCCATAATTTTTTTCTATGTTATAGTATAAAAACAAATGGGAGGAGGATTAATGCAATTAGTAGCTTATGGCGCACAAGATATTTACCTTACTGGTAACCCGCAAATTACTTTCTTTAAAGTTGTCTATCGCAGACACACTAACTTCTCCATGGAATCTATCCAACAAACCTTCAATGGCGCTGTCTCAGTCGGTGGTCGCGTAACTGCCACTATTTCAAGAAATGGTGATTTAGTTCACAAGATGTATGTAACTTTCAGTCCTAAAGTTGTTGTAGCAGGCACACACGCAAACCCATATGTTGGTCATGGATTATTACAGTCAGTTGAATTAGAAATTGGTGGTCAAAAAATTGATAAACATTATGGTCACTGGATGACCGTATGGCACGAACTTACTTCCCCTAATACTAATTGTACCTTTCCATTAATTCCTTCTACTGCCACCAAATTCGCTACTAGTATTGTAACAGGAGCATCATCGGGAGAATTAGCTGTAGCACCAACTGCAGCACAAAGAGAAGCATTCTATTGTAAATGTGCCGCCTCGGAACCTGAGGAACATTATGCTTCAATTCCATTACAATTTTGGTTCTGCCGTAACGCAGGTCTTGCTTTACCTTTAATTGCCCTTCAATACCATGAAGTTAAAGTTATAATAGAATTAGGCACGGTGGGACAGATGGGACCGTCGAGCACTATCGTCGACCCAAACACTAAACTCTGGTGCGATTATATTTATCTAGATACTGATGAACGCAGACGTTTTGCTCAGGTATCTCATGAATACTTAATTGAACAAGTCCAATACCAAAGCACTAGTTTTAAGACTTCTATGGATCTTAATTTCAATCACCCAGTTAAAGAATTAATATGGGCATGTGCGAAAAACGATAGCGACAGTGTAAATGGTGGTAGTCAATGTGTTACCCGCGTGAAAAACGGTGATGGTGATTTCATCAATCAAGCTGAATCTGCTTGCACAATTAATCTTAAATTAAATGGTCATGACCGTTTTGCTCCTCGTCATACTGGTTATTTCACAAGAACACAAGTCGCTGCTTACCACACTGGTAATGGTGGTGTCCAAAAATCTGATTCTATCCAAGTTTACTCATTCGCTCTTAAACCAGAAGAACACCAACCTTCGGGTACTTGTAACTTCTCCAGAATCGATAACGCTCAATTAGTATACAGCACGGTACCGACCACCGCTGCCGGTCCATCCATGCATATCTACGCTGTCAACTACAATGTCCTCCGTATCATGTCCGGTATGGGTGGTTTAGCATACAGTAACTAAATTATAAAATAAATAATCAATTTATATAGATTTTAAATAATTAATATATTTTTCTAAATATTATAGTCATTTTAAAAGAATTTAATTAATTTCTTTTAAAATTTTATATGTTATATTATAAAAATAAAAATGGGGGGGGGATTAATGCAATTAGTAGCTTATGGCGCACAAGATATTTATCTTACTGGTAATCCACAAATGACTTTCTTTAAAGTCGTATATAGAAAACACACTAACTTCTCCATGGAATCTATTCAACAGACATTCTCTGGCACTGCTGATTTCGGTAATGAAGTTGTTGTCACAATCTCCAGAAATGGTGATTTAGTTGGTAGAATGTATTTGGAGCATGCTGCTAGTTTTACACATGTAGTATCCCATAGTTCATTACAGATCAATATTGTAGAAAGATATGGTGATTCATTAATTAAAGAATGTGAAATTGAAATTGGTGGTCAAAGTATTGATAAACATACTTCAATGTGGAATCGTGTCTGGTCTGATTTGACTGAATTTAATCCAAGTGGTTATTTCGGGGCAACGGTCGGACCGGGTGTCATCGCTCCTTCAGGTAATGGTACATTATATCAACTTATGACTGGTAATACTTTTGGATTTAATACAGGGTTGAACAATGGAAATAATAAATTTGGGGCACTCGCGAACAACGCCGAGTCGAAAACTATAAATGGTATTATATATAGTAATGGCAATGGTGGGATTGGTGCCCCCTCCCCAGCCCAGCCCAGCCAAATAGATGTAAATAAAATATTTTTACCTTTAAATTTCTGGTTTAATCGTAACCCGGGTCTTGCTTTGCCTCTAATTGCCCTTCAATATCACGAAGTAAAAGTTAAAATGACTTTCGAAAGTTTAGGTAATTTAATAAGAACTCCCTTGTCGGCAACGAACGACCACGATAACGCCGCACCCTTCACCATATCCCACTTCGACACAATCGAAGGCAATTTTAATTTATGGTGTGATTATATTTACCTTGATATAGATGAACGTCGTAGATTTGCTCAGGTTTCGCACGAATATTTAATTGAACAATTACAGTATTCGGAAAGTACTATTAATTCAGGAACACCATCAATTGACCTCAATTTTAATCACCCAGTTAAAGAATTAATATGGTGTATGAGAAATGAAACTGCCGGTGGCGGAAGACATCAAACACCGGGCGTGAATCTCGGCGACGCATCTTCTGGACCTGTATCGCTTGATGAAATGAGAGGCAATTGGCAATTAAAACTTAATGGTCAAGACCGTTTTAAAGAAAGATATACCAAATATTTCACTAGAACTCAAGTTTGGCAACACCATACTGGGTATGGTGGTATTCCATCCTTGGCGATGAACCAAAATAGTACCGGTACGGTGACTGCCTGTGGATCTGATAGTATTGCTGTATATTCTTTTGCCCTTAAACCAGAAGAACACCAACCATCAGGAACTTGTAATTTCTCTAGAATTGATAATACTCAATTAGTTGGTAATACGATTCAGGTACCTAGCAACGACGGCACCCTCGTATCTACAGGTGACGCAACCGCAAATAATACAAAATTAACAATCTTCGCCGTCAACTACAATGTCCTCCGTATCATGAGTGGTATGGGTGGTCTTGCATACAGTAACTAAAGTTATAAATTAATTAAAACCATTCCAATTCTCTTAATTCTAAATTATTAAAATATTTATAGTAGTTTTTTTTAGAATAAATTTTTAAATTTAAAGATTTTATTTCTGATCCATTTTTTGTAAATTTCTCTTCATTATTAAATATATAGTCAATATATTTAACCCTATTTAAATATCCTCTTGCTCTTTTTAATCTCCATTCACATCTCATCGCTTCTCTTTTATCAATAAATCCATCAATAATACAAATAGGTTCCCAAGGATGTTTATTATTTCTTGTGGTATATTTCGCACCACCTTTTAAAATACAATTATGTTGTTTCCATCTTTTAAAAAAATCATTTGTATAACCAATATAAGATTTATTATCAGATTTTATTAAATACACCAAAAACATAAAATATTATATAATATATATATGAATAAAAAGTTTTTAGATTTTATATATTTTCATCGATTTAATGTTTTATTATTATTAATAATATTTTCATCAATAATATTTAATATTGTATTATATTATACAACACATTTTGAAAAAACTATTACTATAAAAGATAAATATACAAGATATAGAAGACACGGTTCTAATTATAATGTTGTTGATGAAAATAATAATGTATATCAAGTAGACAATGTATGGTTTAAATTTAATTTTGATAGAGCTGAACGATATAATAAATTAGAAAAAGGTAAAAAATATAATATAAAAGGTTATGGTATTAGAATACCTATAGCTGATATTTATAAAAATATATATCAAGTTGATTAATAAATTTGATATTACTTAAGATTAAAAATATGTATATATAATAAATGTTCAAAATGTTTATTAATATGTTATTTATTACAAATATTAATGCTCAAATGTTAGTTGGTGGAACTAGAGATGACCACGGATGTATTATGGATGGAGGATATACTTGGTGTGAGGAAAGACAAAGTTGTATTCGACCCTGGGAAACTGAATGTAATACATTAAATGATTGTTCAGGAATTTGTCCTCCACCAATGCCTTGTCCAGAACCATATATGCCTGAATTTAATATGGATAACTGTGAGTTAAATAATAATATTGATGAATGTGGATGTCAAACTAGATGTCCTTCATATGATTGTTCTAATAGTGGATGTAATACAGATTCAGATTGTCATATAAACCAATTCTGTAGATCAACAGGTCTTAGATCTGAAATACCTATGGTTAATGGTCGCAGACTTCAATTACCTTCTTCAGAATGTGTAGATAAAGTTGGTATTAATGAAACTTGTGGTGGATATACACCACCACAGTATCAAACAAGATGTATGGATAGTCTTGAATGTATAAATACTATGGGACCAATGATAGCAGATGCACCAGGACAATGTAAAGAATCATGTCAATCCAATGAAGTTAGAAATCAATATGGTGATTGTATTATTCAACAATTAACTATTCCTGATAATTGTGTAACATGGTACGATGGTTGTAATACTTGTCAAGTTAGTAATGGTCTAGCAAATATATGTACTCTTATGTATTGTTTTCAACAGGCAGAACCATATTGTATGCATTTCACTACAGATGATCTAAGAATTGGTGAAATTTGTTATAGATTCTGTGAAGATGGATCACAAGAAACATTAAATCGTAGAGATAGATGTCCTGAAAATACTCAATGTATTTCAAAATTAGAAAAAAATAGTATATCAATGATATCATATGATTCTTGTGGTAATAGAGCAATGACTTGTCAACCTATGGGTCATTAAGTAACTAACATATTCATTGCCAATTCAACATCAACACCTTCAACAGATTTAAATAAATCTTTATAAAATAGTTCATTTTCTTTATCATATTTTTTATCTAAATATTTTCTTAACTTTTTTAAATCTCCTGATAAGAATGTTTTAATACAAAATTTAACACCTTCTTTTTCATATAATTTTTTTATATGGAAAATATCTTTATCATTAAAACTTTTAGATTTTAACCAATCACATGTTTCTTGATGTTCTTTCATTTTAAGAAAAATTTAAATTATGATTTCAAATTTTAATATAATAATATTTATGGGTAATATTCAATTTAAAGATTGTTGTACATCAAATAATATAGATATAAATGATTATGAACCAGAAATAACTAATATAAATGAAGATATTAAAATGGTAAAAAATAAAAATAATTATAAAACTTCACCTGGTCCACCTATATTTATTTAAAAATAAATTAATAAATAAATAAATAAATATGATACACAATTTATTAATAATCCCTATATTAGGTGCTGCTAAAAATTATGTTAAATATAAAAGAGTATCTTTATTATTATTTTTAAGAACACCAATTATATATTCAATATTTTATACATTTTTATGGATTCGTAAATATAAAAATAAAATTAGTTTAACAATTATTAATGAAAGAATATTTATGTTTTTATATAAAATAATATATTCTATTTTAATAGATAAATATCATATAAAAAAATTAAAATATATAAAAAAATACAATATATTATATAATAGTGAACAATGTTTAGAAGATTTAACAGATTAATATTCTTATTAAATTTTAAATACCATATTTAGAAAATTATAATGTTAAAGATATAATACCTTATAAAAGTATATATAATAAATAAATGTTCAGAAACTTTAATAAATTAATACCTGAAATTATTTATGTAACAAATAAAAGTTTAATTAAAAATAAAATTCCTATACATGAAAGATGGGAATGTAGAGATTTTAAAATTAAAAATAATAATAAAATAATTAAAAATAATATTAAAATTCCATTTAATGAACAATGGGAAACAAAAGATTTTATTTTAAAAAATAAATAATATTAAAGATTTTTTATTGTATAAAATAATAATGGATGAACCACCGTATGTTCCAGATGATTGGAAAAATCTAAAATTAGAATTTACAGATGAATATATTGAAAAACGTAAAAGAATAAAAAAAATTAATAAATTAAATGATATTAGTTTAGAACCACCACCAATTAGAAAAAAAAGTAATAAATATAAGAAGAATAACATTTTTAAAAAACAAAGTTTAAATAAAAAAGATTGTTTAGAAAAAAAAGATTGTTTAGAAAAAAAAGATTGTTTAGAAAAAAAAGAAAGTTTAAACAAAAAACAAAGTTTAAATAAAAAAGATTGTTTAGAAAAAAATTCACATTGTATTATTTTATAAATATAGATAATTCAAAATCTGTTATTCTAGGATTAAAATATTGAATAGATTTTTTAATATCATCTAAATCTTGAAATATAATACCATCTATATTTAAATATTCTTTTAATTCTTGATTATTTTTATTATATGATATTAAATCTTCTTTATTAGGAACATCTATTCCATATTTATTTTCATTAATAATTTCAGGTGAACTTGAAACTACAAATATTTTATTAACTTCATTATTTTTTAATAATTCAATTATATGTTTTATAGTATTACCTCTAACAATTGAATCATCTACTATTAATATATTTTTTTTATATACTATATTTTTTACTATATTTAATTTTCTTTTAATATTTTTTTTTCTTTTATTTTGATTATCCATAATAAAAGTTCTATTAATATATCTATTTTTTGTGATTGCTTCATAATATGGTTTATTTAATATTTTAGATATTTCTAATGCAACTGGTTTACTAGTATCAGGAACAGGAATTACTAGATCTATTTCATTTAAATCTATATTTTTTATAATTTTATTTGCTAAATATTCTCCCATTTTCAATCTACTTTTATAAACATTAACATTATATATTATAGATTCTTCTCTTGCTAAATATATCCATTCAAATATACATGGTTTTATATTAAATATTTCATTTTTAATTTTTAATATATCATATTTATTATCTTTAAAAATATATAATTCATTATTATAAATATCATTTATAATTTCATAATTAATACTAGTAATAGATACTGATTCAGATGAAATTATATATGAATTATTCTTAAAACCTAAAATTAATGGACGTATACTATAAGGATCTTTAAAACATATTAATCCATATTCTTCTATAATACATATACAATTATATGATCCTTCAAATAAATCATATAGTTCATTAATAATTTCTTGAATTTTAAAATTATTTAATACTTTATGTTTATTGATATGATATGATAAAAAATATAATAAATAAATACTATCAGATGTTATATTTTTAGGAATTATAATATTATTTAATTTAAAATAATTTAATAATTTTTCTGTTATCCATATTTGTCCATTATGAACAAAAGATAAATTATAATATAAATCATTTTTTAAAAAAGGTTGGCATTCATTTATAGTATTATCACCTATTGTTGGATATCTAACATGACCTAATGCTATATTTGTATTAATTTCTAATAATTTATCATTAATATTTATAGTTGACAATAAATTTTTATATTTAATAATATTTAATTTATTATTATTTAAATAAGATATACCAAAACCATCTTGACCTCTATGTTGTAAATGATATAATGATTCATATAAATCATATATAATATTTTTATTTGATATTAAAGCAGTTATACCACACATTTAAATTTGATTTAATATATAAAAATATATTTAAATAATAAATTATGCTTAAAAAAAGTGTTAAAATAAATGAAGAAAATAATGAAATTAGATATATAGAAAAAAGAGAAATAAAAGATGATTATTTAGATACATTATTTAAATATATGTGTATAACAACTGATAATAATGAATCATTAAATATTAAAGATGAACATATGGTTCTAAAAAATGGTAAAGAAATTAAAAAGGTTGTATAATACTATCTTAATAATATATATAAATCATCCACTTCTTTTTCTAATCTATTAAGATAATTTCTATATGCTATTAATGATTTTACTAAATTAATATCACCTTTTTCCATTGCTGAATTAATATTTTTATTACTATTTTCAACATAATCAGGAATTTTTATATAAAATTTTTTTATATTTTCTTGTAATGCTTCCATTATTTATTTTATAAATATTAAATAAATAAAATTCAAATTTATTAATTACTGTATGCTAAAGCACCCATACCAGACATAATTCTAAGAACATTATAATTTAAAGCATAAACATTAATATTATACTTTGAAGGATTTGAAGAATCATTTAACTCATTAAATGATAAATGAGCATTATCTAATCTAGAGAAATTACAAGTACCACTTGGTTGATGTTCTTCAGGATTTAAAGAAAATGAATACATATAAATATGTTTACTAGGGATTTTATGACCTACTTGTTGTGGTTGACATATTCTAAAATAACTAGCATCTCTTTCTTTAAATCTTATATGACCATTTAATTTAATTGTACATCTATTAAAAGCTTCATATGATTTTTGTCCTGATATATATTCAATAAAACCATCATTAAAGGAAGCATTATAATTAAAATAATCATTTCCATGATCACTATTATTTGTAGCATCTATGATCTTACTAGAACTATTATATTTTGCACCATATTCTTTATTAGGCATAACCCATATAAGTTCTTTAACTGGATGATTAAAATTTATTTTATGATTATTTTTAGGAGTCTCATTTTCTTTATATTGTAATTGCTCAATTAAATATTCATGAGATACTTGAGCAAATCTTCTTCTTTCATCTGTATCTAAATATATATAATCAGCAAATGCTTTAACATTTATAGAAGAATTATCAGCAGTGGGGGTAATATCTCCTCCAAAATCTGTATTTATTAATGCTGATATTTCTCTAAATTTTACCTCTAATTCAACTTCATGATATTGTAAAGCAATTAATGGTAATGCTAATCCTACATTTCTATTAAACCAAAATTGTAATGGTATATATAATTTTAATTTTCCTGTGTCGCCAGTATCATATAAAGGTAAAGAAGGATGAGATTTTAAATAAGCATTTTTAGCAGAATGTTTATTTAAACCTAACCATTCAGATTCTTCATGATCTGTTAGTTCATTCCATATATCTAACCATCTAGATGAATGTTTATCCATTTGTTGACCACCTATTTTTATAGAACATTCTTCTATTAAAGCATGTCCTGTATTATTTGTCCAATTTAAATATGTAAAAGAAGGTGTAACGCCAAAAAAACCTTCTTTACATTGTAATTTACATTCTAACCACATTTTATAGACTAAATCACCATTTCTAGAGATAAGTAGGGTTTTTCTACCTCCTGAAAATAAATTATCAGAACTTTGTTCAAAAGTTTGTTGAATTGCTTCTATAGAAAAATTTGTATGTCTTCTATAAACAACTTTAAAGAAAGTTATTTGTGGATTACCTGTAAGATAAATATCTTGAGCACCATAAGCGACAAGTTGCATTAATCCTCCTCCCATTATATAATATATATTATAAATATAAAAAAAAGTATTTTATAACAAGTTCGTTAAATTTTTTTTTTATATTTATATAATATAAAATATGGCAGAAACTGGATGTTTAAAAGATGGACACTTTCAGAATTTAGAGGTTGAGAGATTAGTTACAAATAGTAATGATAGAGTACAAATAGGAGATTTTTTAATAGGTAAAGCTATCATACATAAAACTGTGAAGGGGACTTTTGATACGACAATCCGTAATACTTTGAACGCCGCCGCCGCCGCAACCGATGCCACACCTGAATTGGCATTATTAACTTTACAAGAATATTTAGCGACACTTGTAACAGGAACAGGAACAGATTGCGCCATAAGCCAAGCCAATGCTACGAAACTTGGATTCAGTGCCACTCCGGCTAAAAGCAATTCGTGGACCGCCAATATGATCACTAATAATACAGTTACTGTAATTAATAATAGCGATTCGGGTGGCGCGGTCGGACAGGCGACGGCAGCTGTGGCTGATGATTCTACTTTCGGCAATACTGCGGGTGAGAATGCGCTGTTACTGTTTGGAGAACCTTTTACCCTCCAGGCCGCGGCATCTCTGACCCAAACGATTACTGGTAGTGATGCCTTACAAATTTCTGAAGGTTCTGAATTAATGTTTAATACAGCCATAGGTACATATACGAAAGCAGGGGAATTTTCCAGAGGAAGTTCCGCTGGCGCAACAGACGAGAAGGTAGTTCTAACTAATGCTTCAACCGGTGTCGCCACAATTAAAAAAGGTTCATTCATTTATTTCTTTTCAGAGGCGGCGGGTGGCAACAAAGATTATGTGGTAAAATCTGTAATATTATCTGATACTTCTTTAGTCACACCAAGTATCCAAAACTAAATTATACTCCTACTATAATCCATTTAAAAAACATTTCATATCATTAATAAAATATGGAATATGAATCTAAAAATATCATTCAAATGTTTGACCGGTTAAACAAATTATTGATGTCTCTAAACAAAGGGATTATTTCATAACGGAAAGATGAAGAATTAAAAGTCATCGGAATAACTTATCATAATGTTTTAAAATAAACAACTTTTAAAAAAAGATAAATATCTATAGAAATATATATAGATGAAATTGAATAAATGGTATAATTTTTTATTAACATTATTATTTTGGGTATTCACTTGGGAAACTTATAGTGCCCTAGTTGAAAAATATAAATTATCTGTAAATCAAAAAATATTATTAAATCTCAGCATGTTATCTATAGTTATTGTATTAATTACAAATTCAAGTAATTTTTTTAATTGATTTAAAAAGAAATCAATATTTTATTATATATTATGTTTTTCAATCAGCAATCTATGAATCAAAACATAGATAATGAATCTTTCTATAAATTATTAGAAATAAATAAAAATGCTTCCAGTAAAGATATTAAAAAAGCATATCGTAGATTAGCAGTTATTCATCACCCAGATAAAGGTGGTGATCCAGATAAATTTAAAGAAATCTCTAAAGCATTTGAAACTTTATCTGATGAAAATAAAAGAAAACATTATGACCAATATGGTGAAACTGAGGGTGGTGATAATTCTATGAATCCTAATGATATTTTTAGTCAAATGTTTAACAATGGTCCTATGAATGCTAATAATACGAATAAAAAAGGTAAAAATATTGTTAAGGATGTTCATGTATCTTTAAAAGATATATTCAATGGAAAGAATATGAATATTACAATTACTAGAAAATCCATAGATACAGATAATATTTCTACATGTGTTCCTTGTAAAGGACGAGGTATGGTTACACAAACTATAAGAATGGGACCTATGATTCAACAAATGCAACAACCTTGTTCTACTTGCGGTGGTCAAGGTAAACAATATAAAGTAAATAATGTATCTGAAAATATTAAAGTAAATATTCCAAGAGGTGCTCCAAATAATCATAAAATAGTAATATTTGATAAAGGTGATGATGTATTAGATGGTGACCCTGGTGATTTACATATTATTGTGAAAGTATCTGAAGATGATTATTTTATTAGAAAAGGAAATGATTTATTTATAAATAAGGATATATCATTAATTGAAGCATTAAATGGATTTAATATGATAATTAAACATTTTGATAGAGAAATTTTAATGAAATCTAATAATGTAATTAAACCAAATAAATATGTTGTTAATTTAAAATATAAATATGAATGGAAAAATATGATTTGTTCATTAAGTATAGAACCATATGCCAAATCACAAATAAGTGATGAAAAAACTATAAAAAGTATAATAGAATCAGGACAACTAAAAAATGAAAATATTACAGGATTTATGATTAAGGGTCAAGAAACATATTTTTATAAAGAATCTATAGATAAATTATTAAAAAGTAAAAAAGGAGGTAATAATGTATTTTATTATAAAAATATACCGGAAAATTCAGTTCATTGTATAGAAGAAGAAGGATTACCAGATTTAAATAATCCAATGATTATTGGTGATTTATATATAACATTTAATATTATATTTCCAGATAAAATAACTGTAGATAATAAAATATTATTGGATGGAGGATTTAATAAACCAATTCATAAAAATATAGATGAAATAGAAACAGAATTAGAAGTATATGAATTAACAGAAAAGAATCCAAATATTTCATATGAAAAATATAAAGAAAATATAAAAGAAAATAAAGAAGATGAAGAATCAATACCAAATATACAACAAGAGCAACAATGTTCTCAACAATAATTATTTTCTAGAGTTCCAGTAATTTTCACCATAATTTACATATAATTCTTCACCTTTTTTGATATCTCTTGCAGATGTGAATATCATATTTTCAGGATCTTGATTATGTGCTACATTAAAGTTATCTGAATGATTATACATACTACACATACCAAATACAATAACTTCTTGATTAGGTTTAAATTTACTTTTGAAAGTATAATCTTTTATTTTACTTTTTTCAAAATTCTTTTTATAGTCAGTTAATAGTGGACAAACTTCTATAATTTCACCTTTTTTAAAATCTTTTTCAGCAAATACACCTCTACCTGAATTAGGTATTAAAGATTGTTTTATAGAAATCTTATCGATGTATGGATTACTTTTTAAAGATATATTATTTCTAAAGAAAATATAAAAGAATATAATGACTATAATAATTCCTCCAATTAAATATAGATGGTTATTATTATTGTTTTCACTAAAATCTAATCCGAATAAATTATTTTCCATTTATTTATAATAAAATAAATTAATTTCGTAAATAAAATAAATATATTATATAAATATTATATATATAAATGGATATAAACAATTACCAATATTTTAATAATTCTGGTTATAGAAATACAAGAAATACGAAAAAAACTCTTGTTGTTTGTGTGGACGAGACGACCCAATTAAATGGAGAAAGTGATTTTAGTATTGATTTATTTGAACCTATTATTATAGATAAACAATCCGAAGTATATTTAGACACTTTTATAAGTTTTAATTCTAATATATCTCATTTAGACGGTAATATGGCATTTTGTTTAAAAATTAATGAATTTAAAATTAATTCAAATGGAGCTGCAAATGATTCAGGTAAAAGAAATACACTATATAATTCAATTATTATTCCAAATGAACACTCCACAATATCTAATAATCATTCTGCCATTATTCATAAAGCTAAGAAATTTAATTATATATGTGATATAAATCCATGTACGCTTAGTAAAATAACAGGAAGAATCACTAATTTATTAGGTAATCCTATCTATTATGGATCACCCATTACTAGTAATTTAATAAAATATAATAAAATATTTTCATTAATTATAACAGGGGGAGTACCTACTAATATATCTAATGCAATCAACGGACAAACATTTACCCTTAGTACCAGCACCGGCCTTGGCGGTTTGACTGGATCACCTCAAGGTGTATTTTTAGTAACTCACACATATGAAGCGAAAACAATACACTTCGCTCTAAAGTATGATACTAATATAACTTTGGCTGCGGGGGGACCAATAATATTCGATACAGGGGCGGGCACAAGTGAGGAAGTGGAAGTTAATATACAGGAGGCCGATATTTTAATTGAAGGGAAGGGTAAATTCATCGCTGAATTTTTAATAGTTTCTACAGAAAAATAATTTTATATATTTATATTATATTATGTCTGATACAACATTGAATATACTATCAAATAGTATTAATATATTTGATAATCAACTTAATATTTTAACAACATCTCTTATCAATATAGCGGAAACAAGGATAATACCTCCACCCACAATTAAATTTGAATTTAAATACCATATGTACGGATCTAATATTGGTACATTAAAATTATATTGGCAAGATGGTGAAAATCCTTCTACCGGATCTTTAAATGAATTAACCATACTGAATGGTGATGATGAAACTACAACTTTACAATTAGATGGATCTCCTAGCGGCACTGCCTGGCATAAAGCTGTCGCATATCTAACCGAATATCATAAGAATACTGGTAGGATTGTATTTTTATATCGTAAGAATTTAGTCGGACACCAAGGAGATATGGCATTAGATGGTTTTAAGATAACAATCGATGATACAGAATTAGGAGATTTAGATGTTACAACCAACACTACTTCAGAGTGGGTGGGACAAAAAATACCTACTAGCGGTACAATAGCAATATCGGTAAATAATTGGGAAGCAGGTCATCATACAGCTGGTGGAGGTATATCAGGAGATCTAGTGGATCTATCAACGTCTAACCTGTCAGAAACTAGAACTTCATATTGGATATTGGGAACGGGACCGACTCCGAGCGGATCCACCGGGCCGAGTAGTGGTGAAAATGGTGGCGACGATTATTATATATTTGTTGAAACTACTAACTCATCTGGTCCTGGAACTTCAGGTGGTACAACAATGAATCAAGCAGGTAATTATATATTCTTGACTACAAAAAATAATATACAATTAATTTAAAATATATATATATATATATATATGTCTTGTCCAAAATGTAATAGTGATTTAATCAGTGCCACTTATGTTTGTACTACTACAGATTATAGAGTTGTAGATAGTGAATCAAATCTAATTTTTATATATTTAGATAATCATGAAATACCTGCAGATGATGATGAAATAGGAGATAGTTGTCCATGTAAATATTGTAATACAAATGATTGTAAATATGTGATATTTAATTAATTTATTCTTTTAAATGGACCACCTTCATATGGTACTGAATAATATCCACAAAATTTATAGTAATTATTATCTGTCTCATTATTTTGATTATCATCTGATGTATCATAATTTCTATCAGCAGTTTCAGGATCTTTTATTAATTTACCTGAAGCATCAACTCTTCTAACTTCTTCTTTACCAGGTTTATGTGACCAATATCCATCATTATCTTGTCTATAGAAATGATAATCTTGTTCATCTCCTACATCATCAATAACTAAAGCAATTTTATAATGATTACAAGGAGGTTTATAATTTTTAGGTACTTGTATAATATTATATGTATTATAGTCACTTTTTAATTTATTTAATATTTCATTACAATCATATGAATTAAATTTACCTGTTGATAATTCACCAGGTTGTAATTTTTTATCAGCATTTACTTCCATTCTATCAAAAGCATATGAATAACAATTTGTATAGTCTTGAGTATTTTTATCTAAATTATTCCATAAATTAGGCATATATTTAGGTGCTTTGCATATATCTTTATTATTATTGTTATTATTATTATTATTATTATTATTATTATTATTATTATTTACATTATTATTTAAATATTGAGATTGATTATTATTAAAATGTAAAATATGTTCTAATCCATTTAATAATGAGTCCATTTATATATTATCTATAAAATATAAATTTGATTTAAAAAATAATTATATTATAAATATATAATTATGAAAATTACAGAAAAAATTAATAGATCAAGATATACATTAAAGAGTATTTTAAGTAATGAATGGAATACATTAATTATTCAAGATTATTCATTAAAAGAAATAGATAGTATTTATAGTAATAATTCAGGTTTAGAACAATTTGGATATGGATTTATTTGTAATTTAAAATTCTCACATAAAATTATTGAAAATTATTCATTACATGTAGTATATTATAAGTTTCCTGATTTATCACCAGATTCAACTAGTAGTAAAGTGAGTAAAAAATCATTAATAGATAATATTATTAAATTATATGAAGAAGAATATTTTAAATCAAATGATAGTGTAATGATAATTATTAATGAAAATATTTCAGAAACTATACAAAAAGCAATTGACAATTTTAATATAGAAATACAAAATGATTTAGAATTAACTGGATTAAATTCAGAAATAATGGATGATTTAAAATCTAAAGATATTAAATTAGGTAGAGAATATAATTTAAAACATTTTAAAAATATACAAATTGTAGATATTAATTCTTTAACAAATAATTTATTAGAACATAATTTAGTACCAAAACATGAAGTTATTAGAAATAAAGAAGAAATTAATAAAATATTAGAAGATTGTAATGCTAATATTTCACAATTACCAATTATATTAAAAAATGATATTATTTCTAAATTAATTAGATTATCTCCTGGAGATTTATGTAAAATTACTAGAAATAATAATAAATCAGGTATAAATTATTTCTATAGAGTATGTAGATAATTATCTACCGCTGTATAGTAAATCACCGGAAGTAGTGTGTTCTTGAGATTAGGATATACCTGAATCTATAAAGTCACTACTTTTCACCATTATAGGTAATGGTCTACTTCCTGTATTATTAATCATTTTCGGATCTAATCCACTTTCTAAAAAATTTAAATCTCTATCATAATTTAAGAAAGTACTATCTTTATAAAATAATTTTTTTAAATCTTGTTCTTGCATTTTATTTAATGATGGAATTATATTACAATTATATTTATTTTGATTAACATAACCTAAAGTAAATATAAATACTCCAATAACTAATAAAATAAATTTTATATCCATATTTATATTATTATATTTTTTTTATTAATCAGTATCATTATCATTTCCATCATCAAAACCATCACCTTCACCTAAATTATCATATTGATATCCTACATCTTGTTGTACTGTTTCAGGAGGTTTATATACTTGTTCTGAAACATTATCATCAGTAGACATATATATTTCTTTTTGTTTTTCTATTCTTTCATTTGCTGCCATTTGTTCCCATTCGTGACTATCAGCAAATTTAACATTTTCTTTTTCAGATTCTTTATATAATGTTCCTTTACCCATACCATTCATTAAATCATTTTGATATTTTTGTTCTTTTGTCATTTGTGTAGTTTTTTTTAAATATGTTTGTTTTTCTCTAGATATTTGTTTCATGATTGATTTATTTAATAATTCTTCATTTATATAAACCCAATTAGGATCATAATATTTTTCATACATATTTATCAATAAATCTAATAAAAATTTACTCAAACATATAATACCTCTTTCTATAGTAATTTCTTCATTATTTATACCATCTAATTTAGATTTTAATTCTCTATAAATATCAGATTCATCATTTATTAAATCTTTAATATAATCTGAAATTTTATTAATAATTAATACAAATATATATTTATTAAATTTATGAGTTATATTATTATCTAATAAACTATTTGATATACCTTTTAATTTATCTAAATTATTATTAAAATCTTTAATATAATTATATAATTCTTCAAAATATATTAAATTATTTTCATGAAAATATTGTTTAAAACCTTTATATTTAAATCCTTCATCTAATTCTGATTGTTTTCTCTTAAAAAATAAATCATTATGTAATAAATTATCATTTATTTTTAAAAATTCATTAAAATTATCTACATTTGTATCACTTAATTTATATAAATCTTTTCTAATTGTATTTATATTTTTATTATTCTTTATAATAGATATTGTATAATAAATATCATCTATTAATCTTTTATATATATATGAATTATCTATATTATCTATTAATTTTTCAATAATTTTAGATGATTTATCTATATTAGACATATCAGTTATAGGTATTGATTTAAATCGTTTTATTTGTAAGGTTTCTGTTATAAAATATTCATTATATTTATCATCTTCTAGTATTAATTTAAATAATTCATCAATATTTTCATAATAATAAATTATATTTTCATTAATTTTTAAAGCTATATTATCTATTTCATCTATTAATTTATCTTCATCAAATATTTGTTCATTTTCTTTTGAAGATTTAATATCTGTTATAACTGTAAATATATTATTTAATATATCATCTTCTAAATATTTATCTTTATTTAAAAAATTAATTAATCTATTTTCAATATTATTATTAAAATTTAAATATTTATTTATATCATCATTTGTATATTTTTCAGTATATTCTATATAATTTAAAGAATTAAATATTAATTTATTTTTATTAGGTAAATATTCAATAATTTTTATAAAATTTTCTGGATTATATGGTATTTTTACTTTTTTACATTCTGGTATATTCTCTAATAATTTTTGATCATAATCAAGTAAATAATAATTTAATATATTTTCATCTATACTATTTACAATTAATTCACCTAAATCATTTAAACAATAATTATTAAATAATTTTTTTATAAATTCTGAATTATTTGTAACTAATTCTTCATATTCAGAATTATTAAATATTTCAGCTGGATTATATTTATAATATTTAGTAATTTCTCCATTTAATAATAAATATTCTGTATTATTTAAATTAATATGTTTAAATTTTAATATATTATCACGATCTTTTGATTTTTCTATTTCATATTTACTTACTTCACCTATTATAATATTTTTCATATCATTATAATTAATTTTACTAAATTTATTATCTTTATAATGACATTTAGTTAATAAATCATTTATTTTATCATTATTAATATCTTCTAAGAATTTTTTGGTTAATAAATTTAATATTGGAAATACTTCTGAATTACCATTTAATTTTAATGAATAGATATATAATCTTTTATATGATGGATTACCTATTAATGTAGATACTGGTAATTTATATTCTATATATTTAGGTTCAATTTTATTAATATCTTTTAATAATGATATATTTTCTAAAGAATCGTTATTCATAAAATATTGTTTCATTATTTCATCATTTGAAGAAATATATCTATTAATATTTAATACTAATTTATTATCATATAATGGTTTATATGTAGGCCATGATTCTTTAATAAATAAATTATTAGTACTTTTATTTAATGTAAAATATCTATTAATTTTATTATATAAATTAAATTGAGGTTGTAGAAAATATTTTATAGTTTTTATAAATTCATCTTCAAAAATTTCTATAATTAGTTCTTTTTCTATTTTAGATTGAATTTTATTTAATGATTTTTTTAATTTATTATTTATATATGTTATTAGTTTTTTATTAATACTTTTTTCATTATTAGATGTAGGTATAAGTTTCCATGTTTCATCTTCATCATAATTTAATAAATTAAATATTTCACTAGTATTTATTTTATAAATCTCATTTGATATTTGTATATGAATAAATATTAAAAATGATATTGTTAAATAATTATTTAAATTAAATATATAATTTTTATAATTTCTAATAATTAATTTTTTTATTTTATGATTTTCTTTACCATCTTTACCTTTATAAACTAATTTTTTAGAATAATTATTTATATAATTTAATTGATTATATCTAAAATCAGTTAATTTATCAGAATTAAATAATAACATTATTTCAACAATACTTTCTAAATCTATTGGAAATAATTTAGTATTTAATTTTAATTCTTTTAATACCATATTTATTTGTTTTTTTAATTCAATATTACCATCTGATAAACTTTTAATTTCTTCTTCATTTAATACTTCTGTAGTATTAATAACTTTACCATCACTATATCCTTGAAAAAATGAAAAATCTACATTATCTATTAAATGCCCACAATTTATACATGTAATATGTCCATCTTCTGATTGAGGACAAAATAATGATTTTAAATTATTATAATATTCTGGATTTTTATCTATTTCTATTGAATATAAATAATGTTTACATAATACTTGTTCTGATCCACCACTTGAATATAACCAATTATTATTTTCTGTTAATTCTTTTGCTTCCCTACAATATATTTTTATGAATTTATTTAATAAATAATTTCTTTCTATTATATTAGTATTTCTTAAAATATATCCTCTACATAATTTTATTCTATCATGTAAATCTAATTCTTTAGTAATATATTTTACTTTTTTTATATCTTTTATTACAGATTTTAATAATTTTTTATATATTTTTTCATAATTATTTATATTTTTTTTAATTAAATCAATAATTTCATTTTTATCATCTTGTAATAAATCATTAATTTTTATATCATAATATAATAATAATTTTTCTAAATCTTTAAAACTATATATATGTTTTAATATATTTTTATCTATACTTTCTATTATTGATTTATTGTCAGGTAATACATTACTTAATAATTCAGATAATTTATCTAATGTAATATTTTCTTCTAAATTAAATACATATGCTGTTGATTCTTTATTATAATCTTCTTTAGATGAATCATTATTAATTTCTTTAGATATAAAATCATTATCTGAAAATGAATTTCTAAAAGATTTTATTGAATATGTTCTTTCACATAATTTTATATTTTCAAATAAATTAAAATGATTATTTTTTAGATTTAAATTTAATCTATAATTACTTAAATGTAATGGTATAAATAATAATCCTGTAATATTAAATTGTTCTGAATTTATATAAATTTCTTTTTCACCATTATCTAATCTATATAATTCTTTTCTTGTTTTTAATAAATCTATTTTATAATTATTCATATTAAAACCACTACATTTATTAATATCATCTAAACATTCTCTAATAATATCACCTTCATAATTTATTATAAATCCATTTTTATCTAAATTATTATTATAAGAATTATATTTAGTATTAAATAATGCATCTAATGTTAATTTATATCCATTACCATCGGCATACATAGAATTATATTTTTCTACTAATTCAGTTTCAATATTTGTTGTTGAAATGTCTGACCCCATTAATGCAGATGTAAATGCATCTTTTAATTTAGTTAATGATTCATCTTCTTCTTCTTCATCTGAATCATCTTTATCATGATATATTTTTTTATTTAATGCAACTATAGGTAATATAAAATATGGTAATTTAAAATCATTATTATTTTTCATAGATTTTATAAATGATAATACATCTGTTCTATCTATATCAGATATTGATTTATTTTCTTTTATTAAATTAAAAAATGAATATGACATTTCTGTAATTTTTTTTATTAATAATTCATCATCGAATTTATTATATAAATTTATTATTTCAGATATAAAATCTTCTTTAATTTCTGTTTCATTATATTTTTTGAATTGTTTATCTAATTCTATAACTTTTAATTTTATTTCATCTTCTTTAAATATATCATCTTCTATTAATACTTCTTCAGGATTAACTTCTTTAATATTTAATATTTCTATAATTTCAGTTCCATCTTCTAATTTTAAAACAATACCTTTATCATCTAAATTAATTTTCATTCTTTTTATTTTATCTGGATCTTCTTCTTGATATTCATTACTAAAAATAATATGCTCTGTATTATGTTCAACTATTTTACCTATAAAATCTTTATAATTATCAAATTTCTTTAATATTAATAAATATAAATCAACTATATTTAATTTATCTATATCTAATAATTCATCTTCTTCTACTGCTTCTTCACTACTATCATCATCACTTTGATCAAAATCTATATCTATATTCTCTCCACTAATTTGTCCTACTACTTCTTCTTCTACTGATTCTCCTGATTCTTCTGATTCTTCTGATTCTTCTAGTACTTCTGGTTCATTTTCTAATATATCTGATTGATAACTTTCATCAGAACTTTCACTCATATTAATATATAATATATATCTTATTTTTTTTTGATTAATACTTAAAATTAAAACTATAAAATATTTTAGTAATACATAATGGAAATTCAAACTTTTATAAATCAAAATGAAGATTATCTTATTAAATTTAATAATATGAATTTACAACTATTAAAATATAATGTATTAGGGTTAACTATAATTAAATATAATCATAAAACTAATATTGATGATTTTACTAAATTATTTAAATCAATTATTATAGATCAAAAAACAAATAAAATTATATCAATTGCGCCAATGAAATCTATTAAATCTGATCATGATATTTTAATGAATGATGATTCTGAAATTAGTAGAATGTATGATGGTACAATGATTAATGTATTTTATCATAATAATGAATGGACGTTATCTACTCGTTCATTTATAGGTGCTAAGAATTATTGGAATAAGAACTCAAAAAAATCTTTTAAAGATATGTTTAATGAATGTTTTAATCAATATGATCAATTAGATAAAACACATTCATATTCATTTGTGCTTCAACATAAAGATAATAGTAATATTACACCTGTTAAAAATAATAAAGTTATTCTTGTAGAAGAATATAAAGATTTAGTTAAAGTAGATTTAAATAAGAATGAATATACATTCGAATGCGTTAAAACATATAAAAATTATCATGAACTTAAAAAAGGAGAATTAGATATTGAAAAATATGATAAAGGATATAATATTATTAAAGATGGTGTAAGATATGTTTATATTACAGATGATTATAAATATATTTTTGATTTAAGACCTAATCAAAATAATAAAATGTTTATATTTTTAACATTATATAAACAAAGAAATTTAGATGAATATCTAAAAGTTTATAAAGATGATAAAGATATCTTTCAAGTATATAAAAATAAATATGAAATTATGAGAAATGAATTATATAATAATTATTGTAATCATTTTATTAAAAAAAATATTGTTATTAAAGATGTTCCATTTCAATTAAAACCACTTATTCATGAATTACATAAAATTCATAAATCAACAGGAGAAAAAATAAATTATAAATTAATTAATGATTATTTACAAAATTTAAATATTAAAAGATTAACATTTATTTTAAATTATTATTAAATTATATATTATATATTATAATGAATAAATTATTATTACTGGGTATATTTTTTATAATTTTTATATTATTGTTTTTTTATGCACCGTCTGTTTGTAATAATATAATATATTATAGAGGTTATAGAGGTTGTCATACTAATAATTAATCAGATACTTTTAATAATAATTTCATAAATATTTTTTAATTCATCACAACAATCTTTAAAGACTTGTATTATACTATTTCTTTTTTCTAATTCTTCTAATCCATCATTATTATTCATTGACATTGTGAATAATATTTTATCTTCTAATGGATGTGTACGTTTATATCCGCACATATTTAATAAAGATCCATCTTTAATTAATTTATTAGAAATATGAGCTTGAATTATAGATCCTAAAGTATCATCAAATCCATGCCATATATTATTAAATTCTATTGTATATGGCATATTAATTATCATATTAATAACATTATTATCATTAAATATAAATTTAATATATGAAATATCATCACCTTCTACTATTTTATCTAAAGTTTCTTTAAATCCATCTAATGTTTCAATAATAATTTCATTTGCTCTAATAAATAATTCTTTAGAGTTTAAATAATGTTGTGATTCAACTATAAAATCATAATAATTAGGTTCACCTTGATTATCTCTATGAAAATATCTAGGTCCTTGACTAATTCTAAATTCATTTTCAAATACTTCTACATTTTCTGGATTTTTTATAGTTATTTTTTCTTTTAAAACTTGATTTACTAATTCTTCATTCATTTTATATGAATATGTAGCACATGATACTGCTTGCCATCTAGCATCTTCTTTTGCTATGGATACTGATGGAGAACCATATAGAACTAATTCTTGAATATTTTCATCTGAATTAGTAGATTTAGTTTCAGTAATAATAGAATAATATTTATCTTGAAATGGTCTAAATATTTCTTTTTTTTCTTTTTCAGATATTTGTTTTTTTAAATCATAATTATTTTTATCAATATTTTTAATTAAACCTGCTTGATAATCAGCAGAGTTTTTTACAATACTTTTTAATTCATATATTTGAATATCATCTGCTGTAATTAATTT